AGCTAATATTGATGGTACAAACTCTGCTACTGTAACAATGGGCATCATTAAAAGTGGTGGCTCAGTAGTTTTGTTTGCATCAACTATTGCTGTTCCAGCAGATGCTACTCTTGTTTTAATAGATAAAAATTCAAGTTTTTATTTAGAAGAAGGAGACATCTTAGAAGGTGGTGCAAGTGCAAACTCAGATTTGACTTACACTATTAGCTATGAAGAACTAGATGACGCTTAATTAAAGGAGGTATTTAACAATGGCTCATTTTGCAGAACTTAACTCAAGTAATAAAGTATTACAAGTAGTAGTTATATCTAATGATGATGTAAATGCTAATGGAGGAGATCAATCCTCACAAGCTGAAACTTTCGTATCTAATTTAATTCCTCACTCAACAGGTGGGACATCTTGGAAACAAACTTCATACAACAACAATTTTAGAAAACAATATGCAGGTATAAATCATACCTATGATGCAAGTAAAGATAAATTTATCTTGCCACAACCATATCCTTCTTGGTCTTTAAATTCTAATGATGATTGGCAGTCACCAGTTACTTATCCTAATGTATATGAAATAAACTCTAATCCTTTTGACATAACTTGGGATGAAGATAATCAAAAATGGTTAGGTAAAACTTATACAGGTGAAAATTTACAAACTGTAACCAATTATGAATGGGATGCTACTAATACTGAATGGAATGAGGTCTAATTATGGCTGACCTTAATGGTGGAATAATTGGGAAAGAAAACGAAATAGTTGCGAAACCCGAAGTCATAACAACATTTAATTCTAGCGGAACTTTAACTACTACTTCTTATGCAACCACAGTTGAATACTTAGTCATTGCAGGTGGTGCAGGTGGTGGTAGTACAGTTGGTGGTGGAGGAGGTGCTGGTGGTTATAGAACAGCTACTGGTTTTCCTGTCTCAGCATCAACAGGCTACCCAATTACTGTAGGTGCTGGTGGTTCTGCTGGTGCTAATGGTTCAAATTCAGTTTTTTCTTCAATCACTTCAGCAGGTGGCGGTAAAGGAGGAGGATTCCAAACAACAGGTACTGCAGGTGGCTCTGGTGGAGGTGTTGGTGGTAGAAACTCATCTGCAAATGGTGCAGGTGGCGGTGCAGGAAATACACCTCCTGTAAGTCCATCACAAGGTAATGACGGTGGAGACCGTGGTGGCGGTGGTGCTAACGCCCTTTGTGGCGGTGGCGGTGGTGGAGGTGCTGGTTCAGTTGGTGGCGATAGTAGGGCATTAGATGGAACTAACTACAAAGAAGGTGGTCATGGTGGAGATGGTTTAGCTTCTTCAATTACAGGCTCTGAAGTCGGAAGAGCTGGTGGTGGTGGCGGTGGTGGAGATATTAGTGCCGGTGGTGGAGATGCTAGTTCCGGTGGTGGAGCAAATGGTTCTGCTGGAACTGCCAACAAAGGCGGTGGTGGCGGTGGTGAAGGTGGTGGTAATTCTGCCCAAGCTGGTGGCTCTGGTGTCGTGATTATTAAAGAAGCTGCAGGAAATACCGTAGCTTCAGGAGTATGGAATATGGAAGCTATATACAATAATGTAAAAGCAGGAACATGGGTTTAATATGCCAAGATTAATCGGAGCAGTACAAGCAACAACTACAGTATCTCAAGCTGAAGTTATAAGTACTTTTAATTCAAGTGGAACTTTAACTACAGAAGCTAATACAACTTCACTTCAATATTTAATTATTGCAGGTGGTGGAGGTGGTGGTGGACATCCTACATCTGGAACATTTACAGTAGGCTCTAGAGGTGGTACTTCTTCTATAGCAGGAACTCCTATTACAACTGTAGACACAGTAGGTGGTGGTGGTGGTGATACAGGTTATTTCACACCAAACCCCGGCACACAACCCGGAGGTTCTGGCGGTGGTGGAGGTCGTTTTGCTACGGGTTCTGGTACTGACGGTCAAGGACATGATGGTGGTAATGGTATAAGAGCTAACCAAGGAGGAACAGACCTTTCTGGTGGTGGAGGTGGTGCAGGTGCTGCAGGTCAACCACATATACCTCATACTGCTACAGGTGGTCCAAAAAGTGGAGATGGAGGTGCTGGAGTTGCATCATCAATAACTGGTTCATCTGTAACTAGAGCTGGTGGTGGTGGTGGTGGAATGTATTATTTTGGTACTACTACAGTTGGTTCTGGTGGTTCTGGTGGTGGTGGTAATGGAGGTAATCCAGCTAATACTGTTTCCTCAGGAACAACTAACAAAGGTGGCGGTGGTGGCGGATGGGCTAGTAATATTACTGCTTTCCAAGATTTTGGTGCTGGTGGTGGAGCAGGTGGTTATAGATGTTCTGTTCCGGGAGAAGCATCAGGTGGCGGAGATTCGGCTGAATCTACACTGACAGTTGTTGGTGCTACAAACTATACTATAACCGTAGGAGCAGGAGGAGCAGGAGCAACAAATGCAGGTTCAGGTGGTTCTGGAGTAGTAATTACAAAACAACCAGCAGTAAATGTTAAAACTGCTTCTAGTTGTTGGGATTTAAGAATTTTATTTAAACAACTTGTTGAAGACGATTGGGTATAATTTAACCCATGAATTTAAAATGGTACTACTGGTACTTTCAATCAGCCATACCCGAAAGAATATGTGATGAAATTGTTCGTTATGGTAAAGAGCAAGAAAAACAAACTGCTATTACAGGAAGTCAAGATAAAGCTGTAAAAGATTTAAGTGAATTAGAACTTAAAAATATTCAGCAAAAAAGAAAATCAGATGTAGTATGGATGTCTGATAGATGGATATATAACGAAATACAACCTTATATATATCAAGCAAATTCAAATGCTGGTTGGAATTTTGATTGGGATTTTAGTGAAGCTTGTCAGTTTACAGAATATAAAAAAGATCAGTTTTATGATTGGCATTGTGATTCACACGAAGAACCTTATGACAATCCAGATAATAAAAATGTGCATGGTAAGCTAAGAAAACTTAGTATGACTGTATCACTTACTGACCCTGAAGAATATGAAGGTGGAGATTTAGAGTTTGATTTTAGAAATACAGACGAAGGTTCACAATCTAGAATATGTGAAGAAATAAAACAAAAAGGAAGTGTGATAATTTTTCCTTCTTTTGTTTGGCACAGAGTAAAACCTGTAACAAAAGGTATAAGACACTCTTTAGTGTGTTGGAATTTAGGATACCCATTTAAATGAGTTTTAAAAAAAATAAATATCAAGTAATTAAAGGTGCTATATCAAAAGAGTTAGCAGATTTTTGTTATCAATATTTTTTAAATAAAAGAGCTGTAGCAAGATATTTGTTTGATGAAAAATACATATCACAGTTTACTGAATACTTTGGAGTTTGGAATGACGAACAAATACCTGAAACGTATTCACATTATAGTGATATAGTTATGGAAACTTTATTACAAAAAGTAAAACCTGTAATGGAAAAAGAATCGGGAGTTAAACTTACTGAAACATATTCATATGCTAGAATTTATAAAAAAGGTGATGAGTTAAAAAAACACAAAGATAGATACTCATGTGAAATATCTACTACTTTAAATTTAGGTGGTGATAATTGGTCTATATACATAGAACCTGATATTAAAATAAATTTAAAACAAGGTGATATGCTTATGTATCGTGGTTGTGATTTAGAACATTGGAGAACACCTTTTGAAGGTGAAAATTGTGGACAGGTATTTTTACACTATAACGATGCAAGTAGTGAAGATGCTAAACAAAATAAATTTGATGGTAGACCTATGATAGGATTACCAGCATACTTTAAAGGAAGTTAAAATGGAAATGGTATCACCTTACATTGTTTGGAATGTTTTAATAACTTTGATACTTGCTCCAATCTGGTTTCAGATTAGACAAACCACTTCAGAGCTTAAAAGACAAGACATACTCATCAATAAAACACGAGAAGAAATTGCGAAAGAGTATGTTACAAAATTAGAACTAAAAGATGATTTTAATCTCTTAATGGAAAGAATGGAAAAGTTACACGAAAAGGTTGACAAACTCTTTGAAGTTAAGTAAAATAGGTATATAGGATTTAAAATGGCAAATAAAAGTAAAAGAAAGAACAGAAAAAGAAGTTCAGTTAAAAGAAAAGACTATACCCAAGGTGGTAGAGTTGGTTATCAAGAAGGTGGTCCAAGATTTCAAAGAAGAGGTCGTGGAAGAGCAGAGTTTAATGAAGTTGATCGTGAACCAAGAGTACCGGTAGATACTCCAAAACCTACTCCTGCACCAACACCTGCACCGACTCCTACTTCAACTTTAACTCCTGCTGTAGAACCAACAACTAAAAGTAAAAGAATTGTTGAACCAATAGTTGAAGACAAACCAAAGTTTATAGCTCAGACTGAAAGAGGACCAGATAGAGATGGTGAACCTAAAGACCCCCCAAATAATGAATATACAAAAGTAATAAATGGGTTTATTCATGTATGGAATGGTTATAGATATATAAACACAGGACAAAAAGTAGGTGATACTACAGGCGGAGGAGGTACTGATGATGGTACAGGTACTGATGATGATACAGGTACTGATGATGGTACAGGTACTGATGATGGTACAGGTACTGATGATGATACAGGTACAGATGATGGTACAGGTACAGATGATGGTACAACTACTGAAACTGAAGAAGAAAAAGCAGCAAGATTAGCAGAAGAAGCTAGATTAGCAGAAGAAGCTAGAATAGCAGCTCTTGCAGCAGAAGCTAAACGTATTAGAGATTTACAACAAGTTCGACAAGAATCTGAGTTTAATCAAGAACGTAGAGCTAGAATGATTGAAGTAGGTAAAGGTGCTCAAGATATGGCTCGAGGTGTTTTACCCGATACTCTTCCTAAAATTCCTGACCCTAAAAAAATTGATAGAGCAGACACAGAGATAACTCCTGAACAAGCAGCTCAGTTACAAATGCAAACAACACAGGAAGCTAAAGCAGCTACTTTAGGTGCTATATCTCCTGAACAAGTTTCTACAATTAAAGATGTTTCAGAAGCTGCAGCACCTAAAGCTTTTGAAGCTGCAACCATTCTTGCAGATGATGTATCTAAAGTTTCAGAAAATGCAGTTGTTGATGCTGCTGTTGGAAATCTTTCAGATGAAGTGTCTGATACATTAGCTAAAGCTGCTGGTGTTCAAGCCACTGATAAAATTGATTCTGCTGAAGTAGAAGTTTTACCGGGAGCTTTACAAGAAAGAGTTGTTGGTTCGTTAAGTCGTGAAGCTAAAGCTACTGCTGTTAAAGTAGCTGGTACATCTCTTGCTAAAGTAACTCGTGCAAAAAAACAATTAAGAAACGCAGGACTAAGTGAAGAAGATATTACAGAACTAGGAAATGATCCTGAAACTCTTGAAGCTAGACTTACAGACTTTACAGAAGAACAAAGAGGAATTGTTGAAGGTCTTCCTGAAGAAGCATTAGTATCTAATCAAATTGATAGTTTATTAACTGGTATTGAAGAAGGTAAAGTTCCTACTTGGGCTGCACCGGCTGTTGCATCCGTAGAAGCAATGTTAGCCCAACGTGGTATGTCAGCATCTACAGTAGGTAGAGATGCTTTGCTTAATGCAATTATTACATCAGCACTACCAATAGCTCAATCTAATGCTCAAGCTATACAACAAAGCATAACACAACAAAAATCTATTGAAGCGACAGTAGCTTTAAAAGATGCAGAGATGGCACAACAAACAGCTTTGTTTAATGCTCAAAATGTATTTCAATTAGATATGGCTCAGTTTAGTGCTGATCAACAAAGGTCTATTAATAACTCTAAGTTTTTACAAACAGCTAGTTTGCAAAATGCTACAATGGAACAACAAGGAGCTATGCAAAATGCTGTGTTAATGTCACAAAGAAACTTAGCAGAAGCTGATCAAAATACAAAACTTGGTATTACAAATGCTCAAGCTTTTTTGCAAATGGATATGTCTAATTTAAGCAACGAGCAACAATCAAGTATGTTAAAAGCTCAACAAACTCAACAAAGATTGTTAAGTAATCAAGCTGCTGAAAATGCTGCATTACAATTTAATGCTACTAGTGAAAATCAAGTCAATCAGTTTATGACTAGTGTTCAACAACAAAATGAACAGTTTAATGCTAATCAATTAAATTCAATGGAACAGTTTAATGCTGCTGCTGAAAATGCTGCAGAAGCTAGAAGAGTTGCTAACGAGTTACAAGTAGAAACAATTGAAGCTCAATTGGCTACAGATGTTGAAAAATTTAATTCACAACAAGATTTTGCAAGAGAACAGTTTAATACACAAAACGCAACTGTAATTGCTCAGTCTAATGTTGAATGGAGACGTAAAGCTAACACTGCTGACACTGCTGCTTTTAATGCAATCAATCAACAGAATGCACAGAATTCATTTAACTTAACATCAGCAGCTAATAACTTTTTATGGCAAGAGCTAAGAGATGAAGCAGACTTTGCATTTAAAAGATGGGATAACGATCAACAACGTAAAGCTTCGCTTCTTATTGCTGCATTAGGTAATGAAGCTGGTGTAGGAAAACAAGATGTATGGGATGATAGTTTACAAGCTATTTCAAGTATACTAGAAGGCTGGTTAGATTAAGAGGAAAATATTATGGGAAAATTAAGAAAAATTGGAAAAAAAATAGGTAGAGGAATTAAAAGCGTAGGTAAGAAATTTAAAAAAGGTTTAGGTAAGATTGCTAAAGCCTTTGGTAAATTAGGTCCTTTAGGTTCTATTGCTTTATCTTTTATGTTACCGGGAATAGGTACGTGGATTTCAAGTATAGCTCAAGGCAGTAGTTTTCTTGCTCCTATTGCTCAAGGTTTAGTCAATGCTGGTAATTTTGTAAAGAATGGAGTAGGTAAAGTTTTTAATAGAGTAACCGATGCTATCGAACACAGTATGAACAAAGTAAGTTCTTTGGTTGGTGGTGAAGGCATGACAGGTAGTAACTTTAGAAACTGGGTAAGCGAAACAACAGGTGGGTTTGTTGAACCTTCTACAAAAGGTATTGAACCAATTAAAATTGAAGCTGAAACTTTTACAAGAGTTGGTGCGGATGGTAAAACTTTTGAAGTTACAAGACCTGAAAGCACTATAAGCCCTGAAGCTCAAGTAGGTATTGGTGGACCTAAAATGCCTAAACCACCTAAAGGTATGAAAGACCCTGTTTATATTCAAGGAGGGGTTGAAGGAGAAACTTTAAAAACTGGTTTTTATGAATCAACTGATTTAGATAAGTTTTATAAAGGAGTTGATACTCCTGTAGATATTGGAGTTGGAGAAAGTTCTGCAGTAACAATGCCAGATGGTACAGTTATAGACCCTGTAGATCGAAAAACGATTAAAACAACTGAAGGTATAAAACCACCTAAAGGTAGTAATCGTTATTTTAATAGAGCAAAAGATACTTACAAAGTAGTTGGTCCAATTAGTGCTGCTGGTATGAGTATTCAAGCTGGAGAAGATGCAGAAAAATTTGCAGCAGAACAATTAAGAAAACAACAAGCTGCATACTTTTCAGACGTTGCAAACACAGTATTAGTGAGACAAGGTGATCCTACAACAAATCTTATAGATTTTAGAGACCCAAACCCAAGCCCTACAGATATATATAATTTAACAAACGGGTATGGTGCAAACGCATACGGTGAGATTTTAACTTAGAGGAATAACTATGGCAACAAGACCAACACCAAAAAATTTAAAAGACGTATTATTTGAAGCACCTGTTGCAGGACAATCTTTAACTAATGCTCCTGATCAAGCTTATCCTTGGGAACAACCACCTGAAATGACATCTGTTAAAGATGCTAGAGAAAGAATATTTTTAGACTTATTAGAACCTCAAAGACTAAAAGGAGTTCAAGATTTAATGTTAAATGATATTTCTGTAAACACAATTGCAGAAGTTATTTTAACAGAAGGATTTAGAAAAGGTAAGTTTAATCCTGATATGATGTTAAACTTATTAGAGCCTACTATGTTTATGCTTATGGCTATAGCAGAAAAGTCAGGAATAGAACCTATTGTGGATAGTGATGGTGAAGGCTTTGAAGATGAAGATGAAGACGTGGTACAAGATGTTGTAAACACAAGAAACCAAAACATGCAAAATAAAAAAGGTTTTCGAGATGTTAAAGTTAAAACTATTCAACCAACTGCTGTTGGCAGAGATATACAAGACAGACTAGAAAAATTAGATACTTCTAAAATACGAGCAAGTTTATTACAAAAACCTGCATCAGATACAAGAAAAAATTTATTAGGACCATCGGAGTAACAAATGGCAGACGATTTAAATAACATATTTCAAGATTTTGAAAACAAAAGTATAGAAGAACTTGGTTCATCTTTACTAAGTAGACAAGCTGAGATAAATAAAAAACAAGCTAAAGAAGCTAAGAAGGCTAAAAGAATAGGACAGACATTAGCTTTGATTGGTGTTGGTCAAAAGATATTTAAAAATTCTTACAATAAAAGAATGAAAGAATTAGACAAACA